CACAAAAGTTTCGATTTCAAATCTTGTTCTAATGCTCATAGTTATCTCCTGTGTGAGTTTACATTGTTTTGATTATATAAGATGATTATATAAGAAAATGAGACAATGTCAAGATGATTCTTAACATTGTCTCTTATAATATTACTTATCCTATGGAGGACTTGTATATTCGTCATCATCCGGATGTAACCCAGAATCTGTACCATATTGGTTTGGATTCTGCCATCCGCCGAAAGTTTCAGATAGCTTAATATTTGATGTTACTGATGGTGAAATAAAATTTCCTAAAGTAGACATACAAATTGACCCGCTTAGACCAAAATAGTTACGAACTTCTCCCATTGTGATATATGCGCCGGTTGCTGGTAATGCCATTAATATTCTCCTTGAAGTGATTGTTGTTTAACGTTAAAAAGCAAACACCTGTTTACTCCATACTATTTATTAACGTAAGTTAAAAGTTAAGTTATACGTTTTCTATTGTTGTATTTTTTATGTAAAAAAATTATAGATCTTTGAATTTATTTTTTAGCTCTTCTATTTGTTTTTGTTGTTCTTTTATGGCTTCAATCAATACACCTACTATGTTACCATATGCAACACTTTTCATTCCATCTGCATCTGTGTTTACTAGCTCAGGCAAAACTTCTTCAACTTCCTGTGCTATAACTCCAATGCTAGGCTTCAGGGATTTTTCAAATGTTACTCCCCTTAAATTATGCACTGTGTCTAACGCATTGTCAATAGTTTGTATATTTCTTTTTAGCCTTTTATCTGAATATGCACAAATGTCTCCTGATGCAGTAAAAGTACCAGTATAACTTCCGCTCATTTTAAGACCATCTGCTGTTTGTGTAAGTCCATTACCAGCATCTACACTAAATGTAGTGGACGATAACCCAATACCGTTTCCATCAGAATATGTTGTATTTGTATTAGTATCTGTATCTACCCATGGAACATTTACAAACATTTTTCCACTTGATAATTCTACTGGATAGTTTTTACCATTCTCACCGTATCCAATTTTAACTAATCCTAGTGTGCTTGATGTAGCAGTTGAATATGTTGTGTTTGTGTCAGTATTTGTATCTGTACTGCTAATAGTAAAGTTAGGATATGTTCCGCTAATACTTGTAGCACCTGAACCTGTTAAACTTACAGTCTGGTCTGGTGCTGTATTTTGGAATTCTGTTCCTACAAGAGTAAGTCCAGTTCCTGCTGTATATGTTGTGTTTGTAAAAGATGTAATATATCCTGCACCGTTAGTTAACTGATTGTTATTAGTTGGTATTGTTGGTTTATCAGATAAATCATCATAACTTTCACTAAACAATTGACTAGTTGTTGCATAACTTGCACCGTTAGTTAACTGATTGTTATTAGTTGGTATTGTTGGCTTATCAGATAAATCATCATAGCTTCCACTAAACAATTGACTTGTAGTTGCATAACTTGCTCCGTTAGTTAACTGATTGTTGTTAGTTGGAATTGTTGGCTTATTAGATAAATCTGTATAGCTTCCACTAAACAATTGACTAGTTGTTGCATAACTACTGTCGTTTGTAAATGAACTTACATTAGTTGGTATACGTGCGTCTACTCTTGCATCTGTATAATATAAATTTCCTGCTTCTGTAATATCATCTGTATCTAATGCAGTTGTTCCACTTGATACTGCACTATCAACATATGATTTGGTTGTTGCATGATTCGCATTACTTGGAGCACCTGCAAGAGTTAAATCTCCTGTCATTGTATCTCCGGCTTTGCTTATTTTCGTTCCAATATCATTACTAACAGTTGTTGCAAAATTTGCATCGTCGCCTAATGCCGCCGCTAGTTCGTTTAGAGTATCTAATACTGCTGGCGCACTATCTATAACATTTGCTACTGCGGTATCTGTATAACTATTTGCAGTAGATACTGCATCTACTTCTGATTGATCTGCATATGCTTCATATGCAGTTGTAATTGCTGTTTCACGTGTATCTGTATATGCCTTTGCATCTACTTCTGCTGTATCTGCATATGCTTCATATGCAGTTGTAATTGCTGTTTCACGTGTATCTGTATATGCCTTTGCATCTACTTCTGCTTGATCTGCTTTTGTAGTAGCATCTGTTGCTGATGCACTAATTGCATTAGCTTCTGCCGCATCTGCTTTTGTAGTAGCATCAGTTGCCGCATTTGCTTCTGCCGCATCTGCTTTTGTAGTAGCATCTGTACTTGCTGTACTAATTGCTGACGCTTTGGCTGTATTAGCTTTGGAAGTCGCATCACTTGAAGCTATTGAAATTGCTGCAGATTGGGCCGCATTGGCTTTGGAAGTTGCATCATTTGATGCCGCACTAATTGCTGCTGATTGTGCCGCATTAGCTTTAGATGTAGCATCTGTACTTGCTGTACTAATTGCATCTGATTCTGCTTGATCTGTATATGCTTCATATGCAGTTGTGATTGCTGCTTCACGTATATCAGTATATGCTTTTGCATCTACTTCTGCTGAATTTGCTTTAGTAGTAGCATCTGTTGCTGCTGCCGCTTGTGCCGCATTTGCTTTAGATGTAGCGTCTGCACTTGCTGTACTGATTGCATCTGATTCTGCTTGGTCTGCATATGCTTCATATGCAGTTGTAATTGCTATTTCACGTGTATCTGTATATGCCTTTGCATCTACTTCCGCTTGATCCGTGTAATTATTTGATGTAGATACTGCGTTTGCTTCTGCTGTATCTGTATATGTTTGGTATGCAGTTGTAATTGCTGCTTCACGTGTATCTGTATATGCTTTTGCATCTGCTTCTGCTGTGTCAACATATACCTCTGTTGCTACGTTGTTACTATTAATTTTTATAGGAACAGTTGACATTAATTCAGTTGCTGATAATGTAAAACGTTGAGCACCATCAACTGTCATAATGACTGTACCAGTGCCTAAATCAGCAATCTCAACTTGTGAATCGCCTTCTGTAATTGCATTTGTTGAAACTGTAGAAATTGTACTATCAACATATGCTTTGTTTACTCCATCAGTAGCACTAGTTGGTGAACCAACATTAATAATTTGGTTACTATCCATGTTAATTTTATCACCAAACTGGATTGCATTTCCTCCAGAATCAGTAATACGCTTACCACTTTGTATTTGTAATGTAGACGCAACATTTATTGTTGAATCTGATTCAAGTGTTAGTACGCCTGTACCTTCTGTTTTAATTAATAATGACTGATCTGTATTAGAACGAACAATAATTGTTCCTGCGCTATCTTCTATAACTTTTTGATTGTTAATATACAGTGATCCTTCTGACAAATAAAGGTCACGCCATTTTTTACTAGGACTACCTAAGTCAAAACCAGTTGTTCCGTCTGAATCTACACTTGGTATAATATGTCCTGATAATGACAAATTTCCTACAAGTATACTATCTGCATATGATTGTGCGGCAGCTAATGTATTTGTATCACCAATTCCAATATTAGTTTGTAAATTTATTATATCGCCTGCTAATGCTGCTTGCGCCCTAGCATCTGTAAAATATAAATTATTAGAACCTTCATTCACTGAATCAGAATCTATATTTAATATTACATTTTGTAATGTAATATTTCCATTTCCATCACCAACAAGTACAGGTACATCTTCTACTCTTAGTAGATTAACATTACCATCTGTATCATTATCAATTACTGTTTTATTAACTACTTTAAAAGCCACTTTAATTATTCCTAGTTTGTTATTAGTAGTATTTATGCATATTCATAAAAAAAGGAGCAGTGTTGCCACTGCTCCAAATATTACTAGTTTGGTAAAATTACTTCTTTAGTGACTCTACTTCTGCTTTTAGTTCTTTTAATGCTTCAATTAGTAAGCCTGTTACGTTACCGTAAGCTACCATTTTAACACCATTTTCATCAGTTTGTACTGCTTCTGGAAGAACTGATTCTAGTTCTTGAGCAATAACACCTGTTGATGTTGAACCGTCTGCTAGTCTGTCAAATGTTACACCACGGATTGCATCCACTTTGCCCATCGCACCTTCAATTGTTTGTACGTTAGTTTTTAGTGAAGCATCTGAGTATGCACATATGTCACCAGTTGCTGTAAATGTACCAGTGTATGAACCACTCATTGTAACTGCATCTGCTGATACTGTAATACCATTACCGCCAATAACATTCATAGTTACTGTTTCACTGTTGGTTTGGTTCATGCTAAATGCACCACCACCAGTCATACCAGCACCTGCTGCCATTGTTACAGTTCCATTACCAATTGTCAATCCTGAAATAGCTGCTGAAAGTTCTGCATCAGTTGCCATTGCATCTTGAATTTCTTTTAGTGTATCAAACGATGCACTTGCACCATTTACTAAGTCTGAAATTGCTGAAGTTGCAAAAGATTGTGCTGCTGATTGAGCCGCATTAGCTTTAGAAGTTGCATCTGAACTTGCTGAACTAATTGCTGCTGATTGAGCCGCATTAGCTTTAGAAGTTGCATCACTTGACGCCGCACTAATTGCCGCCGCTTGTGCCGCATTAGCTTTAGATGTAGCATCTGCTGAAGCTGCTGATTCTGCGTCTGCTTCTGCTTGGTTTGCATATGATTGATATGCACTTGTAATAGCAGTTTCACGTGCATCTGTATATGCTTCTGCTGTTGCTTCTGCCGCCGCTTGTGCTGCATTTGCTTTAGAAGTTGCATCTGCCGCCGCTGCTGTTGTTGAACCTGATCCTGCATTATCTGCATATGTTTCGTATGCAGTTGTAATAGCCGCTTCACGAGTATCTGTATATGATTCACAACTTGCAATTGCTGCTGCTTGTGCCGCATTTGCTTTAGAAGTTGCATCTGCACTTGCTGTACTAATTGCATCTGCTTCTGCTAAATCTGCATATGTTTCACAACTTGAAATTGCCGCCGCTTGTGCTGCATTTGCTTTAGTTGTTGCATCAGTTGCCGCCGCTGAGGTAGCTGCCGCTTGTGCCGCATTTGCTTTATTAGTTGCATCAGTTGCCGCATTAGATTCTGCTGTATCAGCTTTTGATGTCGCATCAGCTGATGCTGCTGCTTGTGCCGCATTAGCTTTAGATGTTGCATCTGCACTTGCTGTACTAATTGCTTCAGATTTTGCTGTAGCAATATTTGTAGCTGTTGAAGCTGCAAAATTAGCATCGTCGCCCATTGCTGCTGCTAGTTCATTTAATGTATCTAGCGCACCAGGTGCTGCGGCTACTAAGGCTGAAACTTCTGTATCTGTATATGCTTTTGCATCTGCTTCTGCTTGATCAGCGTATGCTCTATATGCAGTTGTAATTGCTGTTTCTCTTGTATCCGTATATGCTTTTGCATCTACTTCTGCTGAATCTGCTTTAGTAGTAGCATCTGTTGCCGCTGCCGCTTGCGCCGCATTTGCTTTAGATGTAGCGTCTGCACTTGCTGTACTAATTGCATTTGATTCTGCTGAATCAACATATGTTTTATTTGTTGCATCTGTTCCTGCTACTGGTGTACTAACACCTTCTAGAACATTACCACCTAGTGCAATTGCACCACCTGCACCTGGACGTAGATTAAGATCTGCTTGACCAGTTACTGGACGGAATGTAGAAGCACATACTGTTGGACTACCAGCGTTATCTGGGTCATCACCAACAATGCCTACTGCACCATATGTTACATCTCCACCATCTAGTGAAATTTTACCACCTGAATTAGGACGTAAGTTTAGGTTTGATACACTTGCTGTAGGACGGAATGATGACGCACAAACTGCTGGGTTACCAGCTGCATCTGGGTCGTCGCCTACAATTGTTGATCCTGAATATGAAACTTCTGATGTTCCTGATAATTCTAGATCTGCATTAGCACCTAATTCAAGTGCGCCGCCTGTTACTGCAATGCCGCCTGCTACATTATTAAAATCTAATGCTGCAATTTCTGAATCAGTATGTGCAATAGCCGCTGCTTTTGCTGTAGCAATATTTGTAGCTGTTGAAGCTGCAAAGTTTGCGTCATCACCCATAGCTGCCGCTAGTTCATTTAGTGTATCTAGTGCGCCTGGTGCTGTATCTACTAATGCCGCAATTGCTGCATCTGCATATGCATTTGCATCTGTTTCTGCTGTATCTGCATATGTTTGTAATGCTGTCGTTGCTGTAGCAACAATACCATCTGCATATGTGTTTGCCGCTGTTCCTGTTGCATTTGTTTTATTAGTTGCATCAGTTGCCGCCGCTGAGATAGCTGCCGCCTGTGCCGCATTTGCTTTAGTAGTAGCATCTGTGCTTGCTGTAGTAGTTGCTGTAGCAACAATACCATCTGCATATGATTTTGCATCTACTTCTGATTGATCTGAATATGCTTGTAATGCAGTCGTTGCTGTTGCAATTTCTCCATCTGTATATGTATTTGCATCTGCTTCAGCTGTATCAACATAGCCTTCATTTGCTAATGTATGACCGTTTACTGTTACTGGAACCGTCATTGCTAGTCCAGTAGCTGATAATGCAAACCTTTGGCCGCCGTCTACAGTAATTCCAACTGTACCAGTACCCAAGTCAGCGATTTCAATTTCTGAGTCGCCTTCTGTAATTGCATCTGTTGCTATGCCATTTACTAATGAATCAACATATAGTTTTGTCGTTGCATGTCCATCTGCTGTTGGTGCTCCAACATTAATAACTTGATTATTGTCCATATCAATTTTATCACCAAACGTAACTGCGTTACCGCCTTGGTCTGTGATTTTTTTGTCTGTACCCATTTGTAGGGTAGCTGCTATTGATACAGTTGTAGCTGATTGAAGTGTTAATACACCAGTACCAGTTACTCTCGTAGTTAGTGATTGATCTGGGTCAGCTGTAACAACGATTGTTCCAGCATCAGATTCAATAACTTTTTGCCCATCGATATATAGTGAGCCTTGTGATAGATATAGGTCGCGCCATTTTTTGCTAGGACTACCCAAATCAAAACCAGTAGTACCGTTAGAGTCTATACTTGGTATGATATGACCAGTCATGTCTAGGTTACCCACTAATACTGAGTCAGCATTAGTATTGAAGCCACCGTCTATAAAAAATTGTTTTTGTGCCATTTTTTAAAAATCCTTTTCGCGAAAGAGTTTAAGTCGCATTGAGCAACTATAATATTTATTTCAATATATGTAGTATTAACTACTTTTATATTGAAAATTTTAGTTTAGTTGGGTGCAACCTTATGCTGCACCCATCTTTATTAAATTAACTCTTACACATCGATGTATGTTGAGATAACTTTTACTGTTGAAGTACCTGAAGTACATGTATAAACTAGTTCTACATCAGTGCCGTTCATTGTAACACTAGCATCACCAATTAAACCTGCACCTGTGTAAACAAGTGCATATTCTGTGATGTATGCGTTTGTGCCATCGTGTACTACTAATGCTTCACGTGTTTCATATTCGCCGTTATCATCTACTTGAATGATATACTTGGCTGAACGATATTTTGTTCCGTCAAATGTATCAATAGTGTCGCCACTTGTAGATGCAGTAACTGATGCTTGCTGGATGTATGCTTTTACATCTGCTGCAAACTTATCTTTTGTTACTGATGCTGCTGCAATGAATGGTACGTTTACAATTTGGTGAGAAATTACAACTGCTTGTGTTCCTACTGGGATTGCACTGTTAAATGTAATTTGCTGTCCTGAACCATTAAGTGTATAGTGTGTACTTGGATCCTGGATAACACCACCCACAAACACCATCGCATCATCTACTGTTGAGTAGAAGTTAAGTGAGAATACTGTTTGTGAACCATCACCATCAATTACTTGGCGGTGTGGAGTTGCAAATGCTAGTTCTGATGGATCAACCAATGTCATTCCACCTTCATCTTCATCTACACTTAGAACAAAACCAGCTTTATTGGTATATGATGAGCTGTTTACGTCATCTAGTTCTAGTACTTCTGAAGCAACATTACCTACTACAAGGTCACCGTCTGCGTCAAAGCGTAATGCTTGACCCTCGTTACCTGAAGCGCCTGGGAATGTATATGCACCTGTGTTAATTGCATTTAATGCTCTTGTATCTGTAAAGTATAGGTTAGTTGAACCTTCTGATAAATCATCAGTATCGTAAACACTAATATCCTGTGCCGCAATTGCTGCATCTAGGAATGCTTTTGATACTGCATCACCAGCTTGTGCCGCTGAACCTAAACCACTTACCATATTGCCACCCATTGCTAGGTCGCCTGACATAGTATCGCCAGCTTTTGTTACTTTAAGATCTATATTAGCTTGTAATGTAGTATCTGCTGTCGCAAAGTCTGTTCTAATACTTGTATCTGCCGCTGCTCTATCAACAATCTCTGTTGCTAGTCCAGTTGCATTAGTTGCAATGTCAGTTTGGTTAGCTGTAACTAAACCAGTTAATGTTGAGTCAGCTGATTGGAATGCACTTACGATTTCAGTTAGTGAGTCTAAAGCTGCTGCATCTGTGTTAGAAATAATATTGTCGACTTTTGCTTCAATACGTATTTCTTCAGCTTCTGCTCTAGTTTCTTCTGCTAAAATTGCTGCTGCATTTGCTGTAACCTGTGTTTGGATACCAGCTTCTACACCAGTTGCACGTGTAACTTCAGTTGTTACAAGACCTTCAATTCTTGCTTCTTCTGCTATAGCACGTGTTTCTTCTGCATCAACATCTGCTGTACGATCTGTTACTTCTTGTGTAAGTGCAGTTTCGTTTGCTTTAATTGCTGCGTCTAGTAGTAAGTCAACTGCTTTTAGGTTTGATGCTGCATCAATATAGTTTGAAGTAGTATGTGCAGTAAATGTACCGTCTAAGTTTAGACCTGCGCCTGCTTGTGTTGCAGTGATTTCAGTTAAGTTATTTGCAATACCTGTTGCATTTGCTGATTCAGCTGCACGGGCAGTTGTAGCTTCTGCTGTAATTGCATTTGCATTTACAAGTTCTGCTGCCATTGCACGAGTCTTCTCTGTTAATACTTCAGCGTCTGTATATGTAGCCGCCGCTGTAATTGCATCTGCTTCTGCTGTATCTGCATATGCTTTTAGAGATGTATCTAATGCTGTATCTGCTGCTGCAAATTCACCGCGAATTGCAGTGTCTTCTGTTGCAAATTCAGCACGTACAACATTATCTGCCGCCGCAAATTCTGTGCGGATAGCTGCACGATCAGTTACTGCTGCTGCTAAGTTAGTATCAACTTCACCGTGAACTTCGTTTACTGCATCAACTAAGTTAGATGCTGTAGTATCTAAGTCACCAATTGTACCAATGTTTGTAGTATTAGTATCTGTTTCACCATGCACTTCGTTAATAGCACCAACAAGTGTTGTTGCTGTTGTGTCTAGTGATTGACCTGCTGATTGAACAACTGCTTCTAAACTATCTAAACGACCTTCTGCTGCATCCATTTCTGTTTCCAGTGTATCAATGTCGCCTTCGTTAGTTGTTAAACGTGTTCCGTTAGCTGTAATTAGACCTTGTAAAGTTGAGTCAGCTGCTGCAAATGCATCGCCAATTTCTTTTAATGTGTCTAATGCGCCATCGGCATTTAACAGGATAGCGTCGATACGTGCTGTTTCTGTATCAATGTTACCTTGTAACGTTAAATCAGCTGCCTGTCTTGCCGCTGTTTCAGTTGTAATGTCTGCTGCGTTTGTAGCAACACCTGCTGTATTAGCATCTGTATCTGTACGTAAACCTGCTTCGATACCTGTTGCACGTGTTACCTCATTTGAGATAGCTAATGTATTAGCATCTTCTGCCGCTGTTGCACGTGTTACTTCTGCCGCAAGACCATTTGTTAATACTGTGTCTGCTGCAATTCTGTCAGCTTCTTCTGTATCAATATTACCTTGTAGTGTAGTATCAGCAGTTGTACGATCTGTTACTTCTTGAGCAATAGCACCTGTATTTGTTGCAATATCAAGTACGTTTTGATCAATTTCACCGTCATGTGCAGTGATTTGAAGTTGTAGAGCTGTGTCAGCCGCTGTAAATGCAGTTGTAATTGCAGTATCGTCTGCTTGGAAAGCACTTGTTACTGCCGCATCACCATCTTCAATACGATCTTTTAGTGTATTACCTGATGATCCGTCTACAGTTGCATCACCAATTAATAGTGCGTCTTCTGTATCTGCATGTGCAATTGCTGCCGCTTGTGCCGCATCTGCTTTAGTTGTAGCGTCTGCCGCCGCCGCTAGTTCAACTGCATCATCGTCTGATGCACGAGTTGCTGCTTCTGCATCGATGTTAGCTTGTAGTGTAGTGTCTGCTGTTCCACGTGTAGATGCTTCACTATCAATATTACCTTGTAGTGTAGTGTCTGCTGAAATTCTTGCAGTTTCTTCTGCTGTAATAGCTGAAGTGTTAGAGTTGATCAACGCTTGGAAGTTTGAGTCAGCTGCTTGGAATGCCGCAACAATCTCTGTTAGTGAGTCTAGAGCCGCTGCATCTGTGTTAGAAATGATGTTATCAATTCTACTTGTTTCAGTTGCTAGGTCTGTTGTTAGCGTTGCTTCTGCTGCTTCAGCACGTGTTTTTTCAACAAGTACATCTGCATCAGTATCTGCTGCTGCCGCTGCAATTGCTTCTGTTTTTGCTGTTGCAATACGAGCTGTTATTGTGTTACCAGCTGTACCATCTACTGACGTATCACCAATGTGAGCTTCAATTTCATCATCAGTATAGTTTTCAGCATCTGCCAGAACTTGAGTAATTTCATTATCTGTGTATGTAGCTGCTGCTGTAATTGCATCTGCTTCTGCTGTATCTGCATATGTTTGTAATGCAGTTGTTACTGCTGTATCTGCTGTTGCAAAGTCACCACGTACTGCTAAATCAGCCGCTGTACGAGCAGTAATTTCAGATTGGATTGAATTTGCATTTGCTTGTTCAGCTCCTGTTGCACGAGTTACCTCTGCTGCAAGATCTGTTTGTAGTGTTGAAATTTCACCGTCTGTTGTTGAAATTTCTGCTGCAAGATCTGTTTGTAGTGATGTAATATCACCTTCATTTGCAGTTACTCTTAAATCAAGAGCATTATCTGCCGCTGTTCTTGCCGCCGCTTCAGTAACTACTGCTGCTGCATTAGTTGCTTCTACGCCTTGAGCACGTGTTATTTCGTTTGCAATGTTAGTTGCATTAACACCTTCTGCACCTGTTGCACGTGTTACCTCATTTGAGATAGCTGTTGCATTTGCTGCTATACCAGCAGTAAATACTGAGTCTGCAGATTGAAATGCAGTTACGATTTCACTTAGTGAGTCAAGTGCAGCTGCATCTGTGTTTGAAACGATGTTGTCAATCTGTCCTTGTAAGTTAGTATCTGCCGCTTTGTATGCCGTATCTAAAGCAGTATCTGCTGCTGTACGGTCCGTTACTTCAGTAGCAAGGTTTGTAGTTAACGTACCTTCCGCTCCTGTTGCACGAGTTACTTCCGCTGCTAGGTTGTTTGTTAAAACTAATTCTGCCGCCAATGCACGAGTTTCCTCTGCCGCTACCGCTGCTGCAATATCCGATGCTACTGCTGTTTGAGCACGAACATCTGTAAAATAAAGGTTTGCACCTTCAGCTAAATCATCAGTATCGAAAGAACCGATAAGATCTGAAGCTGTTACTTTGCGTAGGGCACTTTGTGCGTTACTATGAATTAGTAGAGTGTCTAAGCCCGCTAGAGTATTACTTGCCGTTTGGCCGGAAACCGAAGTAACATCTAGTTTTGAGTTGATAACCGCTTGGTTAGCCAACGCTGGACTCTTAATCTGTCTAAAAGCCATTAAGAATTCTCCATTCAAATATATTTGTGAGAAGTATATAATCTATTATATACCATGCACTTACTCGACAATTACTCGTAGAATAAATGCAATGGTATTTATAGTGTTGGTCTAGCAATTATAAGGTATGATAATTATAAAGTTGAAAATTTAGATTGGAAGATATCTAAAATCTACTACTGCGTTTGTTGCAGGAGCATTTGTTATAGTAAGTGTCGTGCCACTTATACTATAATCTGTAGGGGGCAAAATTAAGCCATTGACAATTACCAAAACACTATGTACAGTATGTCCTAGAGGTACTGCATAATCTGTAGTTGTAGCATCTCCTGTATATTGGGTACTATTATAAACAAAACTTATATGATTATTTGTAATACTGTTGTTTGGTATGGATTGATTAGTAGCATAATCTGCATATCTATATTTTACATATACATCTGTTCCATTATCTGGAGTTAGAGTAAATGTTAAAACATTAGTTGTTATACTGAAAATATCAGGACGCTGTAGAACATCGTTTATGTAAACATCTACATATTCGCCACCTGCTGGTGTATTGCTTAAAGTAAAAGAAGTTTGTGTTCCATCTGCAACAAAAGTTTCTGCTGGAAAAACTGTTGCTACTGGTAACGCTAAATCACTTCTTAATGTAGCTTCTAATGTTGCTAAATCAGCAGTACTTGCAATTTGTGCTGCACTGTCTGCATCTTGAAATGCAGTTACAATTTCAGTAAGAGAATCAAGTGCGGCTGGATCTGTGTTAGTGGTGATAAAATCAATTTGGGTTTGAAGAGTTGTATCTGCTGCTTGCCTGTCTGCGATCTCTTGTGTTAAATCTGTATTAATCTGTTGAGTTACATTTGCATCACCAACACCAAATCTACCATCATATGTTGCACCGCTTATGTAAACGCTTTTACCTGTAAAAGATTTTCCGTTTGGTAAATTCTCACCAATAAAGTTTAATACACCAGATTGATAATCAAAGAACCATTCGTCCTCATTATTGGTACCAGTTACGAATACTTTGTTTGATATAATATCTGCACCTGCAGCATCATTACTATCATGTATAAAAATACTTACTAGATATGTGGATCCAAATTCAGGTGGGATCCAATCTGTAATACTTGTTTTCCAAGTTCTATTTTGTGTTGCTGTAATATCAGGGCTACACTCCACTGTAGTATAAAGTTTTACTTGTGTTGTATCTGCTGATGGTTTTACTGATGGAATTTCAGCGGCCTCTGCCCAAACTTTATCTCCACGTAATAAAAGCGGACTTGCAATACTTTCATTAGGTGCTAATTTATTGGCATTAGTATCAGTCTTAGTAACACCATATCCAACTTTTTTAAATAAGTAATCTACCTTTTGTGAGTCAGTGATAGCCATTAGTTAAAATCCTTCACTGCTAATGTGGTAATATTTTTATTACTTTCTAATCCTATTCGCACAAGGATTATATTATTAGTTGCATTACTCATATTTTCACTACCTAAAGTCATAATATATGTATTGTTTATACTTGTATTTGTTGGTACTACATCGTTTCCAGTTAATGCGCTACCATCTATACCATTACCACCATTTGCAGTATTGCTTCCTGGAACACCAACACCAGCGTACTGTTCTGTACAAGGGATCCAACCATTTAAACCACTCGAGCTGTCTATTTGTGTTCCAGGCGCCGCAATCCACATCCCACTAATTCCGTTAGATGCGAGTTGTATTCCAAAGTTAGCTGCAACTTTTCTTTGGAATGCAAATGTAAAGTATTGTGTTCCTGTATCTGAACTTCTATCTGGTCCTACTGGCAAATATCCTGTGCTATAATCTGTTACATCATGTGCAAGTGTTCCCCATCGTATAGTGGCCTCATTTGTACCTGCAACTGCAATTGCACCAGTAAATGGATTTTGTGTAAAATCAGTACTACCAACAAAACTAGGAGTACTACTAGTAGCACTTATAAAGTCAGCTATTCTAAATGCATCATTTGTTAAACTTCCATCTCCCAAACTATCATCTACAGGAATATTATTTTCTAAAATACCAAAAGGATTAGAAGTATGTACTTGTATTTTTTTAGAAAGTTCTTTATAGTTTCCTGTTCCATTTACATTAAATGTTCTTACCTTAAGAGTTTCTACAGCTGCTATATTTGAATTTGTGATATCTATGCTTTGGTTTGCAAATGTATAATTCAATGTATCTTTATTAGGTATACCATTAGTCAAATAAGTCACATCTTCTAGATCAGCATAAGTTTTATATTGCGTACTTATAGTTGCTCCAGATGTACCTTCTAAATTATTACCATTACTAATTTCAAATACTGTATTTGTATCTCTATATGCTTGACCAATCCAATTACTTACAGATACTCCACTAAGTGTTAAACTTGGACTACCTGTATTATAATAAGGAATACCTGAAATATATCTGTATGATCCTGCATTGTCTTCTGTAATAGATGCACCTGTTATATCATTACTTGGTACATCTGTCAAGTTATCACATACTACTGTAACATAGTTTGTATTTCCTGTTTCAGTATGTTCTATTCTTTGATCATTAACACCTAATAAATATCCGCTAAAGTCGTTAGTAATTTTTGCGTCAAATGTTTGATAGAAACCAGTTGGATATACTGATGAGCTAATTGTATTATTTGCATCATCTTGTCCACTAATAACTAAGCTATCAAAAGTTCCGTTTTCATTTAAAGAAGTAGTAAACGCTTTTGATCCACTTGCCACTCCATTTATAATTGCAGATGCTTCGCCGCTTAATCCATTATAAGCATTTTCTGCAATTGTAGTATCTATTACACCACTTGTATATCTTCTTGCAGTATATGTATCTAATTCATCACCTGCACTTAGTGGATTAGTATCACTATTATCTGTAAACCCAGATGTTAATTTTGGATTAATACCTTGCCACATATCAGTTAACTGAATTATTTTGTTACCTAATCCGTCTGGTGCTGGCGGTACTGCATTAACTTTAAAAGTTAAATTATCAGAATCTGTTTGAGTTGTTATGTCTGGAGTTCCTGTTGCAGTAAAATCTAATTGATAATTACCTGCTACGATACCTGTAAAATCATGCGATACACTACTTAAATCTGTTGTTGAATCATTTGCACTACCATCATTCCAATCCCAATCAAATGTATCACCATGTTGTGTTGTGTTGTTAACTGTTACTAATGCACGATTTACACCGTTATAATCTACATTATCATATACAACATATTGATTGTCGCCGTTGCGATCTGAAACTGTATCTGCACTACCTGAGATGGTTGCTCTAACATCTGGTTCAACATGTATTATAAAGTTGCTACTAGTAAATGGACTATTTGTATGATTACTAATTACTTGTAAGTTTCCAGTAAAATCAGTTCCTGTATTATTTCCTGGCAAAGTATACTTGTGTGTAATTGTTTGTCCAGTATCTCCAGATTGATTAGTGCCTGCATTTACAGTTTGTATTGTTCCGTCTCCAAAATCCCATCTATACTTTATACCGTATTGAGAATGGTTACCGATTGTATTTTCTGTATTATTTGTAAATGTTACAGTTAGTCCATCATTTGACTGTTCGTTAATACCAGTAACAATATCACTAGATGTATCTGGAGTATGAGTATCATAAATTTTGTAACTTGCATCATCATCAATAGGAATAAGTCCTGGAGTACTTGTACTATGTACATCCAATGTTAAGCTAACTTGTCTAGATACTTCTTGTTTTGGACTTAATGCAAACGTATGTTGTATTCTTGCACCTGCTGCGCCACCTGCATCAATATCATCTGAAATTACGCTGTCGCTAGAACCGTCTCCCCAAGACCATGTATATTGTATTGTAGCACCGGTTGTATTTGAAGTTGTATTTTCAAAGTATACAGTATCACCATCGTCCCAAAAAGTGATTGCATTGCCGCCTGTTGGGGAATCATATACAGCAAAACTTACTGATGGGTCTGCTGTAAAGATTGTAATATAATCTTCTCTTAATTTTACTGATTGGCTACCACTTCCTATACCAATATTATTGAAAGCTGTTACTTGTACATCAAAGGGACTACCTACATTATCAGCATAAGTGTGGGTAGGAGTAGAGTCTGTAGTAGAATTTGTTACTGATCCGTCTCCCCAATCAATAGTATATCTATTTGCATTTCCTTCTGATGTGATTGTAAGTGTAGAAGTTAATCCAGCACCACCTACTAAAATATTTGAAGTAAAATCTACATTTCTCACAAATGTATTATTTCTTACATTCTCAATTACTTCATTAAGATCGTCAATTGCTTCTGTAAGTGTTTGGTCGTCTCTGAAATCTTGATATGCCCCATCATCAAAATTTCCATCTGGAGGAGTTCCTAGCAAAAGGTTTGATTGTCCTGTTGCTGCCCCTACTACGGATTCTAAATAAATTTTTGTGACAAGGTCTTGTGGGTCTATAGGATCCTGTGCATTTTTAACAATTTTAGCAGAAACGTCTATATTATTGTTAGTGCCAGCATCTAAAACTAGCTCTGCATCAGAAGCTAGTTTACCAATACTATGGTTTATATTAATTGCCAACTTTAGTCCCCTTAGGTTATACTTGTTCTAAAATGCGATATAATTGCCCAACCATTAGGCGTCCACATTAAATAGATACTATCTCCTAAGTTATTAAAAGTTACAGTAGTATACCCTAAACCATTAGCAGGGGTAAGTGTAACAGGATTGCTAAGTGCTTCTGTTGCCACAATTGTAATAAGTTGACCTAATTCTCCATCTGGAAGTGTAGGTGAAACATTTGTTACACTTGTTATATAGCTAACTCCGTTATCTATAGACACTTCTGTTCCTACGTTAGAGGTAATTTGTGTCATAAGGATTTTATTAGCGTAAATTTTATCCCATTGTTTATTATTGCTACCTAAATTGTAATTATTTGTTGCGGTTGGAATTACATCACTTGAAATATTAGAATTTAAAGTTAAAGAGCCGCCAGTGTTACCAATAGTAATAATATCACCATTTGCAATTAGTGTACCACCAATATATAAATCATTGTTTATATATGCACCACCTTTTACGAGTAAGGCTGATTCTGTATCAACAATAGCATTTAAATCAGTAAAATTTAAGGTACTATTAATTACTAGCCGACCATCGTCAGGTTTTATATATGATGCCATTTTTTCTAATCCTTCAAGAGTTTTTTTTTCTATATGTATTTAGCAAAATTTACGTTGTATATAATAAATAAAAAAGGCCCGCATTAAATGCGAGCCCCTTATTAGAGTGATAGGTTGGACTCTGTGAATACCAACAATCCCTAGTAGAGCCACGCTCAATTTCAGGATACCTTGCATCGGATAGTTACTTCCAAAACACGCATCTTCATGTCTCCATGCTCATGCGCTGTCACTACAACTACAAATCAAGTTACAACCTCTACAGACTGCTATTACTTGAACTATCTAAGTTACACCGTCGTCTAACTTATGTATATAATATAATACTTTTAGACACAAATGTCAAGTAAAAAAGGCAAATTAATTCACCTTTTTTTAATTTTTTTTATACTGTGACTGAAACTCCATCAAATCCAACAATAGTAATATTACCACGTGATTCAATTTGTCTACTAATATAATCTTTGAAATATGCAATAGCAACTTTTTGTCCTAACATCATTCCCTCATCGCCATCTACACGATAATGCACACCTGCAATATTACGACCAATGGCAATGTTTGCTGCTAGTTTGTTTAATTCTCCATGAACTGTTAAGTCTCCAGAGTCACTACGAGTATATGCTACACGGGCTGTACCATTTGTAGAATGCATTACACTTGAATAATTACCCATTGATGACCAGTTTGTATCTGAATACATCAGTTTTAATATTGTTGCACATGCACCTGCGATCACAGCATGTCCTGCTGGATAAGCTGGGTGTGTTGGTGAGCCTTCTGCATACAATAATGGTAAGAAAGGTTCGTTATCTCCACCATTTGCTACGTTAAATGCTTTCACTGCATTAATTGTTGATTGTGCATTTGTAGTTAATGATGAATCATAATACACAGAACTATCTCCTGCAATACCAGTTACTACACGTGCAGCCATTGTTTCTGGTCGTAGTCTTAAATGTTGTCTCCATTTTTGTACCCATGACGCTGATAGCGCATTTGCTGAAACTGCCGCTACTGCTGGAGCAACAAATGCTGGTCCGCCTTGTGTTAAGAATGCACCACTATTGGATGGATCTGCATCACTAAATGCAGTGTGCCTTGTGCCACCTTGTGCTAACATTGATGTTGCATAATAAAAATGTTGGTAAACAAAATCATTATGTACAATTGTACCAAGTGAACGTCCATTCCATATATATTGATCTGATCCGTTAGCAGCTTGTGCTACTGGTACTGAACCATCAGCAATTGCTTTAAAATTGCTTTTCGTGATGCCATATACACCTGTATGATAATTATATTTTTGTTCTATTTCATGAGAACCTAAATTAAAGTCATGAATTAAAAATTGTGATATATATGGTCCAGTAAGACAACCAGGCGCAACGCCACGAAATAATTCAGCTCTTGTTAATTGGCTTGTTGTTTCATTTACTGGGCCTTTGTATTCAGAACCAAATGCATTTAAGTTTGTTACTGCACGATCAGCATCTGTATCTGCGGCTCCAAAGTTAAGATGGTCAAATGAAGTATCTCTCTGTATATTCATTTCCCAAACTTCTACCATTTCGCCTGCAGCTTCTTCACTATCAAGTGCTGGTGAAGCTTTCATTGTCATACCATATGCTTCTTGTCCCATACTTTCTACAATGAAAGCACCAAGAGGATTGGCTAGTTTACGTGTTGCATTGGAGGAAAGGTTAACTTGTTCTAAATCAGATTTAGAACCGCTTTCCATTGCTGTTTTTAATTTTTGTGTTTCTGTTGCATCAGGAAGTAGTGTGGTCGAATCATGTTCCAATGTTTTACTAAACATGGCTGGAGTATTGTTTGCAACCATGTCTGGATTTTTAACTTGGCCAGTTTCAAATTCTTTACTTCTTGAAAGTGTGTTAGTTATACGCTTTTGGTTAAAGCTGTTTTTTCGATTATTTTCTTCTATTGAACTCATTTTATTCTCCCTTATGAAAAGAAATAGCATAGAACTTATTAAGTCCCATGCTACTATTTAACTAAATTTTGCTATTATTTAAATTAAATGTTATTAATAAATTGTTCTAGATCGTTTGGCAGAACGGGATTTTCCATTCGCTCTGGATGCCAAACTATACCCCATACTTTATTAATATTATGTTTGAATGCTTCAATGTCACCTTCTTTTGTGATAGCAGTAGGTGAAAATCCCTCTGCTAATTTTAAAATTTTGTTTTGATGATAGCTGTTTACTACAACAGATTTATTATCCATTGTAACTTCATGTTCCGTTTTATAATGATCCTCACATTCTATATTAATACCTTCTTCAAGTTGATTAATTAAAAATGCTCCGTGGCAAACTCCTAGTACAGGTTTTTTTTGTTTATAACACTCAGTAAGTAGTCTTATTTCTGTTATTATCCTAGGACTACTCGCATCGCCACCTGTAAAGATTACCATGTCTAAGTCTTTGATAATATTAGAAAAATCTTGTTCTGGATTGTTTGCTATATTAAAAAGCGTATGATCGCTTAGTAGGTTGTACCAACCATGTTCTAAACAATCATACGCAAAATCATTGTAATGGAATATGCGTTGTGTTAACCCAATATTCATTTACAATATGTTCTCTTACCAACCGTAAGCTTCGTTTACTAGCTCGTCTGAACCTTCTGCTTTAACTGTGTTTAAGCATGAAACGTTGTATAGGTCTTTTCTCATACCGTCAACGATGTCTAATACGTGTGCTTGTACTTCTGGTGTTGTTGCAATTGCTTCTAGTTTCATTGCACCAATAGTTGAGTGGAAACCCTCATCTTTAGCAATTTTTGCATATGACTTTGCAATGAATTCGTCTTCAATTGATTCTGCCATTTGTGCCCATACTGCTGCCGCACGTCCTTCAGCAACGATTTGATATACAGCTAGAGCTGCTTCATCATTTGATGCTTCGTACGCTTCTAGTAGATCAGCACCTTTAGCTTGTGGCTTTGCTGCCTCAGCTGCGATTGCTGCGTCTACGTCTAGAGTTTCGCCTGTGATTTTTTCGATGCACTCTTTAACCATACGGAAGTGAACTGCCTCATCATGCGCTTGCTTTGATAGGTTTTGTAGTTCAATTGGGTCTGCGTCTGCTGGCATTGAAGCAACTTGGCGAGAAATCTCTACCATGTTCATTCTTTCGTTTACCATACGACCTGTGAAGTGCTCTACTAGCTCTTCCATTGAGTTATTTTTTGACTCAAAATATGCTTTCACATTCATTTTTGATGCTGTGAAAAGTGCTTCGTTATCTTTTTGTAGTTTTGCTACAAATTGTGTTGATGTTGTCATGATTAATTCTCCATTTGACTTAAATATAATTCACTTATGTGAACCTTGAAAAAATCATTTATTACTTATCAGGTAAATAAATGAATCACACTCAGTCATATAACAACTCTGTTATACCAGTGCGATACATCTTCGATGTCGTAACACAACTCTGTGCTACAGTTTTATTTATCTATTTTAAAATATATCAATAAAAAAGCAGGACCGAAGCCCTGCTTTCTTGTTTTTTAAATTCAGTAAAACTTACTGGAATGTTAGGTTAGAATCGTTAACACCGATCTTCGCTAGGTAGTCTGCTGCATTACCAAGTGATGATGCTTGGTTGTTTAGCTCTACGTAGCCGTAACGTGTCATGAATGACACTGTTGGCTCGAATGTTGCCGGATCTAGTACTGTGCCTGATGACATTAGTGGGATGTATGGGCAATAGAACGCTGCCGCATCAATTTCACCGTCGCCTTTATAGCCAACTAGTACTGGTGTTGAGTCGTTTGCATACTGGTCTACGAACACTCTCATTGTGTTGTTTAAAGTACCTACGAATTTTGTATTTGTTGGTGCTTCAAAAGGACCTTCTGTTGTACGTGCAAATGCTGATGTTGTTGCTGACTGTAGTACTGTTAGTACTGTTGGTGATACAACTACATAGTTACCTGCGCCACGGCGTGTTCTTGCCGCGATTAGGTTTGCTGCTCTGTTGATTAAGATTGCTAGTGCCGCATGCTGGTCACCTACGAATGTTGCTTGGCCTGTTGCCGCTGCTTGGTCGTATGTGTCTGTAGCTGTGCCTGCTAGTGATCTTAGTGAAGTTAGAACTTCTTGGTCGATTTCAGCAGTAATTTCTTGTGCAAGTGCTTGCATGATTTCTGCTTCTACATCTAAGCCGTGCATTGACTGTGCGTCTTGCGCTGCTTCGAATGTCCAACGTGCTGATAGCTTACGTGTTTTTGCTTCAACAGTTTGTTTTAGAACTTGGATAGATAGTTTTCTACCAGCTTCTGCTTCTAGTGCTGCTGTTGCGTCTGGACCGCCGTTTGCTGCATTACCTGAATAACCTTTTGCAATTGCAAATGGTGATAGTGCTTCATCACCTGCTGTTACACCAGCGGCTGTTTGGCCGTAGCGTACTCTTAGTGTGTGAATTTGGCCTACTGGACCTGTCATTGGCTGAACGCCGACTAATTCGTTTGCAATAACCGTTGGCATTACGCGACGGATTACTGGTAGAATTACTTTGTTTAGCGATGCAATGTTGCCCGCCATTGTTGAACCTGCAACTGCTGATTCTGAAAGATATGTTTTAGTATTTTCTAAAACTGATTCCATTACAACTTTTTTGTTGCCTGTTAGACCATCTGTTAGGGCTTCTTTGGTTACACCCCAGTTTTCAAATAGGTTCTGTGACATATTGGTATACTCCTTATGATTTGATACCTGCTAGTTTTTTTAGGTTAATGATTTCCGCTTCACTAGATGTGTCTAGTTCTGGGGTTTTGTTACCTGTAACCTCAGTCGTCTGAGATTCGTTTAAATTTTGCGCTGTTTCTGTTTTAACTGTTTCGTTTAGTACAGTTGGTAGATACTTGTTAAATGCTGTTTTTAGTTTATTTGTTGCAACACTTTCTAGTAGGCTACCCATTAATTGACGCTTGTCTTTGGACAGAGTTCCAAGCATTTCTGACATTGCTGCCTCACGCTCTCTGCTTTCTTTGATTTGGCGAACTTCTTTGTTTGCTTCATCAATTTTTGCTTCTCTGCTTGCAATTTCTTCCTTTGATTCTGCTAACGCAACTTGTACGTTTGCAAGCTCTTTGGAAATTTTCGAAATGTGTGTTCCCTCTGCTAAGTGAGAACCCATAAACTCAGCTGCGAATGTTTCGAACAGTTTGCGTCCAAACATATTTTCTTTAGCTTGTTTAATGTCTTCTTTTAATGTACCAAGCTCTGTAGATAGTGTTGATTCAACAATACCTGCAAGTTTGGTAGAAGCTTTTTCGATGAACTCCGCTTTTGCGTTGGCAATAATTTCTTTACCTTCGCTAACAAGTTTTACCTTTTGCTCTACAAGGTCTTTTTTGTCTTGGTGGAATTCATTAAGTTCAGTAGTTAATTGTTCCATTACAAAGTCTTCAAGCTGTTCGAAGTTTCCTTCTTGTGCTTGTCTGTCTTCACGTAACTCTGTAATTTCACGCTGTAATGTTTCCATTACAAACTTATCTAAAAGTTCTGCATGTTGTGCAATTTTTCGCTTATACTCTACTTGTGATTCTACAGCTGCTCTTTTGTCAGCCGCAAATTCTGAAAGTTCTGATTTAATTGTTTCTGAAACCATTGCATCTAGTGCTGACACCATTTGCTCTTTGTCTGTTTCATAACGACCAGAAAATTCTTCACGTAGTTCAGCAGTGATTTCCTCACGTGCCTCGCTTAGTTTTGCATTCCATGCTTCAGAAAGAGTAGTTCTTACTTCTTCTGATAGTACTTCTGAACTTAGGAGTTGTTCTATTGCATGAGCCATTAATACTTTCTCCTATAGTTTATTAATAAAGTTTAGTATCTCCTTCTGGAGATATTTTTCAGCTAATTTGTCGTGATTTACTGCTTCAGCAACGTCTAATAAAATGTTACCTCTTCTACCATTCATAATGGTTTCATATAGAGGATCTGGATATGCATCAGGTGCTGATGGATTCGCGACAATATCTACTGTCTGAATCTCAAAATCTGATACTTTACCGCCATCATTTACGTTGCCGCTACCTCTTGACGAAACGCCAAGTTTAACACCGTTGCCTAATAATGTAATACATATATTACCCATTGGTGTAGGTAAAAGTTTTAAACGACCATAACCGTCTTGACCATTCATCCACATGCGTTCAATCATGTGTGATACTCGGTCTAAATTGACTTGCAGATCATCTGGATGATCTGCTTCACCTAAAACTGTGTACCCGTCATCAATTCTTTTCTGTATTGTTCCAACAGCTTTTTGAATTTCTGATTGTGGGTACACACGTTTGTTTTGGTTTACTTGATTTCCTTGAACAAATATTCCTTCCATGTACATGCTTTTACCGCCGTTGCCGTCATCTTTGGCCTCGGTTACGATACTTGCTTGATCAAATGTTAGGTGTTCTTGTAATCTAAGCATTCTTATTCAGCCTTGCCTTTTTTCTCTGCGCCGTGGCCTCGAGATTCTGGGGACATTTTTGCACCATCACCTGGGTGTGTTACATTCATATCTTTTGCTGCTGGTGTTGAACCGCCTTTTTCTGCTGCACCGCCAGCAAAATTCACTGGATCTGCATCATTGTTGCCTTGACCTTTAAATGGGTCGTCTAGGCCTGGGCCAACTGGTGAAGATTTGCCGTCATCGCCTGCTGGCATATCTGCTGGGTGCATACCCTCTTTGCCAACTTTCTTTAACTCTGCGCCTTCTTCCAAGTTTTCCTCTTCAGATTCTTCAGATGCTTCTTCTAGGTCGTCTGCTTCTTCGTCTGCTGATTCTTCAATTTCTTCGTCTGCATCATCTGATTCAAACGCATACTCTTCTTCCATTTCTGGTTCAGCTTCTTCTTCTGCTTCGTCGCCCATTAGTTTTGCGAATTCTGCTTTAAGATCTGTTAGTGCATCTTCTACACTTTGCATCTTATCTTCCATGTCGCCATGCTCTTCTTCATGGTCATCCATTTCGCCGTCGCCGTCGAAGTCCATTTCATCTCCGCCAAGTTCGTCTGCTGCTTCATCATCCGACATTTCGTCGTCGTCTTCTTCACCAAACATTTCTTCTGCTTCAATTTCTTCCGCATCAGCTTCAATATCGCCGATGAAGTCGTCTGCTTCTTCTCCGCCGATAGCTTCTTCTAGTTCGTCTTCCGCTACTTCTTCTTCAATGCTCTCATCTGCTTCAACAAGGTCATTCCAAATTTCACGTGCTTTTTCCACGAATGCCTCGTGTAATAGGTCTGAAGCTGTCGCTTCTTCGCCGTTTACTAGGCTTTCGATAATCTTAGTATAACGATCACGAGTACTCATATTCTCTCTCCTTTTAGGTTAAGGTTATAACATAGCTATTTAATACATATTGGTTACTACCAATACATAATACAAGAAAAACCGCGGTTTTCACCGCGGTAATATATTATTTATTATTTTTTCAATTTTATGCGTTATTCGCCTGTTGCTGATGCATACATGCCTTGATAATTTTTAATTTTTTCATCATTTTCAACCTTAGACATTTCTTTCATATTACGCATTTTATTTAAATGACGTAAAGTAATTCTAGGTCTACGAGTATCATCAACAGACCATCTTGCTTGTCTATCTTCCTTATCGTTTTGTCTTAGTTCATTAAATCTCATCATCATCTCCTCCGCCTGACGCATTACCAAGAGGACTAGCATCATTACCTGGATCCTCTCCTGTTACGTCAGCATTTTCAGCATCAACATCCGTTGGCTCAAAATTATTGACATCAGATCCTCTAACTCCTAGTGAGCCTAAATCTGATACACTATCTGAAACAATACCGCCTGTACCATTCTCTTCACGCCATAAACGCTCGTTTTCTATTAGTTCGTCTTCTGATAGCCCCAAGTACTTACTTAATATAAACTTACGGCTTAGATATGGTACGCCTTCAATGCTACTAAACAATGCTGTTTTTGCATTATCTAATTCTATTTCTCTATATTGGCTAAAGCTCTGAGGCTCTGCAAAATTAAGTTCAAATAAACTACTCGTAACTTCTACACCTCTAAATTTTAAAAACATTTTAAATTCTTTATCTAGTGGAGGTAAAATAGTCATTTGTAAACGTTCGCAATATTTACTAAAGCGGAACTCTTGTATCATCGCTGTGCCAACTCTGCCATCTGAATATGCACTTTGGCCGTCATCCGAACCCGTAGGTAGGTAGCTACTTGGTATACGAAGCCCACGCATTAATTTATTATTAAAGTACTTTAAATCATCTATTTCACCCAAGTTGTCACCACCTGGCAATACTTCAACTTTACTACCTCTACCTTCTGCTGTTTGTGCAAAAAAGTAATCTTCCATAATTGACAATGGATTATATGCAGCATCCATAACTTTTGTACCGCCGCCTGTCATATTAGGAATACGTGTTTGGTGTACTTCATTTTTTGTACGCTCTACAAAGTCCATAGCTTTGTGTGCTGGCATATTACCAACATCTACATAAAATACTCTACGCTCTGGAGCTCTTTGTACACGATAGATAATAATACTATCTTCTAATAATTCTTTTTGTTTGTATACTTTAAATACACTATCTAAAATACTTTTACCAAACGGCCATGCTACATTCATGCCATCACTTAATGCAATATGTACAACATTTTTTGAGTCTACTGCAACTTCAGTATTACTTCCTTGGGCATCTCCAACATTATAAACACCAGATGTATTGTTATTTGGGGTGCTATATCCTGTTGTTGGTGCAACTGTTGTATTTGCCATTTTTTTGGTATCAGTTACAACCATATCTGTTAAATTAAGACTGATATTTTTAACAATATATTGTTCAATTTCTTTACCAGTTGATTCATTTACAACTGCTTTTGTTACATCACTTACATTAACCCAAAATAGTTTATATGTTTCTGGATCCCTGATAAAAAATTGATCACCATATTTAATTGCATTACGAAAAATCCCATGCACTCTGCGATCCATTTTATTGATATTACACCATTGTCTTAAAGAAGTCTCAAGTGCATTTACTTCTGCTTCTGTTGCATCATCATTATACTGAATTTTAAAAGGTAATTTTGAATCTTTATCAAACTGTGTAGCAAATTCTGCAATAGTATCTAATGCAGCATTAATTTCACTATCTTGATCCATCTGGTCGTACTGAGCATACCGCTCAACACGATTAGGTTGACCTGTATAAACTTCTGGTAACCAACTACTCCATCTACTAGCTTTACTGCTAGGAGAGTTTGGTCTAACGTCATACTTTGTAAAGTGCTTTTTCCAGCCTGCCATTTTAATGTCCTTTAATAATATGTATTTATGCTGAATTTATTCTATCAATACGTGCTTTTTGATGCTTAGTACCGTGAATAAGTTTTATTGTATCTTTCAATGCTAATGCAGTAGATACAGCTTCTGCTTTTTGTAGCAATAAATTATCATATTCTTTTTCTAGATCCTCTATTATACTATTATTATCAGTATTTGTCAAGTTACTTGAATTTTGTAGCATAGTTTTGAAGTCTGTATTATTAACAATTGTCCCAGATTCTCCTGGTACAAATAATTCTGCATTTTCCATTCCTAGTTGGTCGCCCACAACATATGGTTTATTAGAGGCAACTGAGCCTCCCATTCTTCTACTTGTTACTGTGACGGCTTCACGACCCAATGCTTCATTAATTCTATCAGCAAATAACGGATAAACTTCACTTTTAGCTTTCATTCTTGCTTTGGCTTTATCACCGCGATTGGCTCTTCTATCAAGTTCTGATAATGTATTTTTAACATGATCATTGTAAGCAGTTGTTAATTGTTCATATAAATCGTTATCTGCTTCTAATAGTTCTCTCATACTAAAGTCAGAATTTACTGTGCTTCTTTGTTCACTTGTATTATTATTTTCTGTCGTTGGAACAGTTGCTGGTTCAGGAGACTCAGTGTTGCCATTTTCTAATATATTTTCACTCATCTCAACTGCCTGTTGCTCCATTAGAGTTCTATTTCCACTACTAGCTTTTGCTACAGTAGACAACTCTATAGGCACTGCAACTGGCATTTCACTAGGTTGAAAATGTCCAGTGTCGTTGTTCACAGGGTTATTTAATCCATGCCTATTTGCAATCTCTGATAATAATGTATATTCACTGTTATTATCGTTTTGTATCAACTCTCCATCTTTATATATTAAAAAGTCTCCAGCCAGACCATAATTGTGATAACTTTGTCCTCCTGGTGTAGATATTTCTCCACTATTATATAATTCATTAGAGTCTTGTACTGATCTATAACCTTCAGCTAGTAATAGTTTATATCCATCGCCTCCATATGTTTCATTAAATTCTGATATTGTACCCTTAAATCTATCTCTTACATGTTCACTTAAACTGTTTAGATTTTCAGCCGTTTTTTCTGAATTTTCAGTAAAGTCTATATCTTCACTTGCTACTTCATTTCCACTAGGATCAAAAACAGTACTTGTGTTGGGTACTGGAACTTTTTGTGTAGGAGTATTTCCATTTCCTGGTATAGGATTTGTTGAATCTTTTGATGGTGTTTGGTTTCCGTCTTCTTTAATAACATTACCAAAATCATCTTCCTCACTTGAAAGTCCAAAAAACTCTTTAATCTTTGCCGCACCTTTTTGCAATCCTTCTGATATAAATTCAAAAGTATCTGCAGTAGTTTGCATAGGAAAGGTCAAAGCATCTTGCAATTGGTAAAACTGCTCTGTAGCTTTATTCATAATTACTACACTTTTACCTGATATTCCCATTGCTTCGCCAAATTCTTTATTATATTTTTCTCTGTCAGCTTTTGACATTTTTAAGTAGTTACTAAAGTTTTTCTCTATAATAAATCCACTTCCTTGTATATCTTGTACTAGTCTTAATATACTTCCTGATGCAGCTCCAGCACTTGCAAGTTTAGTTTGATTTACATTTGCCAAAGATCTAATAATATATGTCTCTGCATCTGCATTAGCCATATTACCAGTTCTAATTGCTTCATTTATTGTTGGAATAAAATCAGTACCCAATGCTGTATCTAATGCACCACGTAAATTACCATCAAGCCTACGTCCAAGGTCAAAAGTTTCTATATTATCACTTGTTTCTGCAATTTCCCTACTTATTGCATCTAACACTCCTTGAAACTCTGGAGCTTCTGGTGCAATCATTCCTAATTGACTTACAAATGTATCTACCATTGCTGCTTGAGCAGTTAATCCATTGTTTAGCAACGTTTGCTTACCTAGTGCAGTTAGTGGTTCTGTCATTGCGGCTAATTGTCTTGACATAGCTTCACTTTTACTTAATGCTGTGAGGTTTGCTAAACCTGCTGACTCTATAGTTAAATCAATAAATGATTTGTTAATTTTATCACCTGCATCTAGAGTAGCATTTCCTAAACGACCACTTAAACGTGCGAACTCTAAAAACTGTCCATATTGATTAAGCATATCTTTAGAAGTAAGTCCCAAATCACCAAACTCGTCTGCCATATCGTTTAAGTTATCAAACATATGTATAAAGTTATCTGTGCCTGCACTTACACTTCCTCCTAATCCAGTTAATGTACCACCAAATTGATTTACCGCTTCCATCATATTATTATAAGATACACCTGCATCCATACTACGGCTATAAAGTTGATCAAATTGATCTCCACTATTATAGAATATTGCGCCTGCTTCTAATGCTAATTTTTGTGCATCTGCAAATTGTTCAAACTTGGCTGCATTCCAACCTAACAAAGCAAGGCCTGCGTCTGTAGCTACATCTAATGTACCTCCAAACTTACCAAAAAACTTTCCTAAAGCACTTCCTTCTGGCATAAGTCTTTTAATAAATCCATCATCAAGTCCTTTAAGACCATCTGTTAAAGTACCTGTTGCTGATACTAAACTTGTCATTGGTTTTTCAGCATCACCAAAAAAGTTACTTGCTTTCATTACAGAATTTGCTATAGTTTTAAAGCCTTTGGATGCTGCATCAGCCGCATCTAGTGCAGTTTCATTTTTAGTAGTGTTTTTTACACCAGTTACTAGACCTGATATTTCTCGTTGCAAATCAGTTACATCTGCTCCCAAGCCCTTCATTAATCCTAAAAACTTTTGATCTACTTTATTAGATGCTGCCATGTATCCAGCAACTTGTGTCATAGTATCTTCGGTAGCCCATGCAGGTACAGGTATTGTAGTACCATCAGGTAATGTTATATTATGTACTTTAGCCATTGTTTAAATCCCTTGCATTCTCACTATTTAATTCATTGTTAATGGAATTAATAACTTGTGCTAGTTCTTGTTCCAAGATTGTTATCTGCTGCCTTTTTTGCATTAAATTATTTTGTGACTGTGTAATTTTTCCAGTAGTTGGTTCTTTTAAAGAAGTAATTTGTTCTTCTAAGCGGCTCTTTCTTAATTGTGCTTCGCTTAATGTAGCCGGTGCTACATAATCTATTCTTCCTTGCTCTTCTAAATTTGCTTTTCTTACTTTTTTCAACACAGATTCAACTTCACTTATACTATGACTTGCACGGTTTCCATTACCATATACACTGTTTCCAGTATCAGGATGTGGTAAACTTGCCCATTCTCTTGCAAAGGATATCATTGCAGTTCTTAGAGATACGTCTTCTCCTTGTAAATATGCCGATAGTTCTGGACGTTTACTATAACCATTGTTTCCTTGAAGTAATAATAAACCTAGCTTATCTTGGTTTTCTTGTGTAAATTTGTCGTCTAAGTTAAGTCCACTGTGTGGGAATATTTCTTGCATTGTACTAGGTATAATTTGGTACTTGCCTACTGCAAATAGTCTATCTTCATTATGTGGGTCTTTTATACTCTGATGTTTGAAAATATCTGCAAATGTCATTTCTGATAACATCCTGCCATCTCTACTAGTACTGTGGGTACTGCCTACAATATTACCGCCTGATGTTCCTCTATTACTACTATCATAAGATCCCTCGCCTTTACCAATAAAGTCTAGTAAAGATGTTATAGGATCATTCATTAAAGGTGTTTCTATTTCTGGTGCAGTACTATCTTCAGTAGCAGTATCTCTCACTCTAAAGCTAATTTTAGCATTTTGTTCTTTTAGTTGTGTAACTTCTTCATTATATGTTGCTAGGTTTGCAATAGATTCTGACACTTGTGAAGTTAGTTCGTCAATCTCAGTCTGAATTTTTGTAAGCAATGCTTGGTTCACTGAGTTATCAGGTCTTACATCTTGATTAATTATATCAATTCTTTTTTGCTTCTTGTCAATTTGTACTTGTACATCACTTACTTCAGTTTCTAAATTCTGAATTTGCTGTTCTAAATGGTATATAGTTTCTGAGTTTTGTACTACTTCATTAACTGGATCTGATTGTGCAGATGCTCCAAAGTTATTATACATTTCTACTTTTGCATCTGTGCTTTCATTTCTAATTACGTCATTTAGATTTCTTTTTCTTCTCTCTTCTAAAGTCCTTACATTTTCTATACCAAATAAGTTTATCCAGATTTTACCAAATTTTTCTCCTGCTTTTGTTACAAGACCAAACATTTCTTCTGTTGTTTCAAATCCTGGAGTTATTGTATTTTGTGCTTCTTTAAATGCAATAGACACTGCACTAATTTGATCAATAGACTTGCCAGCAGTATCTGCCATTGTACTGCCACTTTCTAATTGTTCTAAAAATTCTTCTTCTGTAAAATTCATAAATGATTTTGGTATAAGTGCAGTTTGCGCTCTTAGTTCTGTTGCTCTCATTCCAATATCATCAATACTTAATTTAGCTTGACTTTCATTTATAGCTTTTATAAATTCTCTTCCTCTAAGTACTGCTTCTTGTCTTGTAATTTTTCCTTGTAATACATCTTCCATTAATCCTACATATTGACTTGCTGCATCAGGACTTAATACCTGTAATGTTTTTATAAAATCAGCACTTGCATTGTTTACAATACTAGTGTCAAAACTTATATCGCTCAAAGCATTTGCAAATATTTGTTGAGATTCTTTTGCAAACTCTTCGCCAAGCCCAGCAGTGAATATGATATTAAGTAGTTCATTACCCTCTTTAATATTTCTTTGTGCTTCATTACCAAATTGTTGTGTAATATATTCCCCATTTTGTCTTAAAGCATGCCCAAATTCTTCGTTTTCTGATGCCTCAGATCGTAGTCGTAACTGCTCACTACGTTGTACACCAATATTATCAGCTAAAAATAAACTTAAATTATTTACAGTTTCAAAAGTTTTAATAATTTTAGCCTGTGTTTGTAGACCAAAATCTTGTATCTGATTTGTTTCATAAAGCATAGCGGCTTCTTGTGCAAGTATATTAGCATAGTCTTGTATACCGTATCCAAACTTTTTAGCAGTTTTATCACTATAGCTGTTAGCAACAAACTCTGCAAATTGCATTTGGCCTTCAAATGTATTGTTTGACACACGAGTCATCATAGGCTTTGTTTTATCTATTACACCGGTAAAATCTCCCAAACTCATACCTAACTGTGCTACTCTTCCTCTAAGGTCAGTAAACAATTTGGTATCGCCAACAACCATACCATAATCAATTAATTGTCTTAATTGTTTTTCTTGTTCTGTCATTAACTTGGTAAACACTGTACCAATTGCAGCCACACCTACTGCGGCGCCTGTTCCATAGTTTAACACTCCTTTGAGTGCGGCTCCTGCTTTGCCTGCTCCCATAGAACTGGTGGATGCTTTTGTAAGTTTGTGTAATGCTTGTGTACCGGCATATGTAAGTTCAGATATAGCCTCTATTCCACTTGTACTACCCATAATATTAGAAGAACCTTTGATATTCTTTTTAATATCGTCTACAGTTTGTTCTGCTCGTTTGCCAGCTAACTCAACATCTTGCAATGCGCTTGCAATAGACTGTTTAATAGCATTTCCTTCAGACTGATTAAACACATTACTTATAGCTAAAGCCAAGGCGGTGCTTTTAATATTGCTTGATCTAGAGAGTTCAGCTAAACGAGTTGCTGTTTCTTCACTAGCCCAAGGGTATTGATTGTGTATTGAATTTACTATTTGTTCCATTATGTGCAGTTTTAATCCAGATAAATACTATTGTACTTAACGTATTTATCGCGGAGAATCTAATGAACAACCCATTAATCGCAGCTTATAGAAAACCTGCATTATATATTGCATTACCTAGTGAAGGTAAGTATTATACAACCAAGCCTAAACTTAGCGTTGATAACGAACTGGCTATCTTTCCTATGACTGCCAGAGATGAATTAGTTACAAAAAATCCAGATGCTTTGTTTAATGGTGAAGCCACAATAAGTTTAATTAAAAGTTGTGTGCCAGATATCGAAGATCCAAATGAAATACCTGTGAATGATTTACTTAGTATTTTAATAGGAATAAGACAAGCCAGTTACGGCAGTAAAATAGATTTAGATATAAAATGTCCTAGCTGTGAACATATGAATCAACTACAAATTGATGGAGCTATGTTGCTTGGCACAGGACCTAACCAGCAAGCACCTGAGAATGTAAAACTAGAAAGCAACTTTAAAGTTTTTTGTAAGCCTTATAGTTTGCGTGACAGAACATTGTTACAGGTGCAGACAATTAAACAACAAAAATTAATTGAAAGTCTCAGTGATGCAAATTTATCAGATGAAGAGAGAGAAGCTCAGTTTGGTAAAACATTTGTAGAAATAGCAGACTTAACAGTGGGATTAATCGCCAACTGTATACAGAAAGTTCAAACACCAGATAATGAAGTGTTTGAAAGTGACCAAGTTAAAATTATTTTAGAATGGTTACAGAGTATTACAAAGAAAGATTATGACCAAATTAAACAATGTATTGAAGCATTAAGTGAAAATGTTATCGATACAAAATTTAATGCACAGTGCCAAAGTTGTCAGCATGAATGGCAAACTACTGTAGATTTGGACATTGCAAATTTTTTCGAGGGCTGATAGCTTCTCGTCAGCCCCAAGAAATATTAGACATAGTTGAAAGATATAATAAAGACGCTAAGAAGACAGAATCAGATTATCTTGATATTGTATTGCACAGCAATGGGGCTGTATCATATCAAGATGTTATGACAATGCCAATAGATAGTGTTATGTTATTGGTGGAAAGAATGAACCATATGGCTGAAGAAAGAAATAACGCTATTAAACAGAAGTGATCATTTTATAATAATCCAATGGCCAACTATCATAATATTTGGTTGTGTGTAAATATTTTCTTTTTTCTTCCAAATCTCCACGCAACTGAATAAAAACACAATTAGTAAAGTTCTTAGTAAAGTGGCCACTTGTTGTTGTACTGGTAAAATATAACAAGTCAGTATCCTTGATTGCCTGAAGTTCTATAATTTTCTCTACTTCTGACATATCACAACCATCTACCCAAGCAATACCTATTTCATAAGTTTCCTTATCAAACGTATCATAACTTGAAGCTAGATTATCTCTAGCATCTATAAATTGTATTTTGTTTTGTAATCTAGCTTTTCTAGCAAAAGGACAAATGGGAAACCCGTCCAATTTTTTAGCTTCGATTTCTTCTTGTGTCCATTCAAGAAATTTATCTTGAAACTCTTGGAAATTCATTCACAGGTATCCATATATCTAAGATCATATTATATATCCTATTAAATGCCTACGGCATTTTCAGCTTCATAAAGCTATCGCTTTATTCGCTGTTACTTTAGGAAATATCGAATATAATGATTATTTTTAAGAATTTTTTCTATATTAATATTTATGATACTATATCACATGAAGTTTTATTCACACTTAGCCTGAAGAAGGCCAAGCATGAAAAAAAACCTGACATCACCGTCAGCCTCACTCACATTGTTGTATTAAACCTAAATTAACGCTCAGGGGAGGCGGTTATGCTGTACCTCTATTACATAATGCTTAATAACGCAGAAACGCCATATGTTACAACAAACAACATATAGCTATCCGTAAGTTCCAATTGGACAGGAGAGCTTACTCGTTTTTGGTTGGTCAAACCAGCGCATTGACCAAGGCACACCAGGTTCTGGTCACAAGTTAATGTAACCTCAAGGTGAGTCGAGCTAATCCCGACCAATCAAAGCCATGATGCCTTTATTAGAATTGTATTAGAGTTGTGTTAGTTATCTAGGATCTATATTAGCGCCTTTAACGGCAAAAGTCTCTAGTGTTTCAGTATTGTCTGTGTTAGCCTTAAAATCATCCCAAAATGTAATTGTCCATGATCCATATTTTTTTGATCCATAAGTTACTCTTCGAGCAGTGAATAAAAATCTATCCAATATCGAAGGAAATGCTATGTAAATGCCTTTGCGATTAAACTTCATAAACAATATGTCTAAGTCGTCTTTATCGTGTGCGTCTAGTGTTTGTTCGAGCCATTGTTCTAAAATTGGTATTGGTTTTTCCTGTAATAGATGATGGAAAGGAAAGTCTGCATAGTTTTTACACTCGCAATTAAAATAATTCCAATGGTCTGGAGGAATTATATCTCCTTTAAATGCCTTGATTTGGTTTTCCGTAAGTGTACTCTTACGAGCAGCATTAATGCCGCCTACAAATGCACCACTGTGTGGTACACGTTCGAAGTTATCTCCATAAAGTTCTGACAGTATTTTACATACTTCACGTTCAAAACCTTTGCCTTTATTTTTACTTTTACTACTCATCTTGTTTATACTGTATTTTCTGCATTATGTCAATACCTAATTTTGTAATATCTATATGTTTAAATTTAGATGCAAATAATTCATGTTGTGTATCTGTAATTTGTTTTTTTGGATACATAACCTTTTCAATAATTTTACTCCAATTTTTAGATAAATCTTCTTCGTTAGACATCCACTATTTCTACTTCTGTATTAAACGTAGTAAATCCATTTTCTTTTGTTACTTGTAAAATGTTATTCACTCGCCCTACTAATTCATCTCTGTGACTAATTAGTAAAATATTCTTACCTCGCTCACGCTCTTGCTTTTTAAGAACACTTAATGCGCTTTCCACACCAACTGTATCCATACCACTATCAACAAGTTCGTCAATACAAACTAAGTTAATAGGATGATTCATACTTTCAAATACATCGCGAAAACTCCAACTAAGTCCTAGTATTAGTCTATTGCGCTCACCACGTGATAAGTTGTCAAAGTCTAAGTCTTGTCCAAGCTGTGTAATAGTTACAGTTAGATCACTTTGGAATTGTACTTCGTGTGGTAAACCTAAACGTGTAATATAATATTCTAGTCGTGTGTTTAAGAACTGCAAGTTCTGTTCAATAATCTTTTTACGAATAAAACTATCTTTGTTTGTAAGTAGTTTTAATAAAAAATCCTGGTGCTCTTTTAGTTCAGTAACTCTATTAACTTCTGACCAGTCTAATTCTTGCAGTCCTGTTTCATTCAAACTTTCAATTTGTTCTGTATATGGATCTGTTTCTTGTTCTGCATTAGTTAATGCAGTCTGCATTTGTTGTATTTTATTCTGATGTTCAAATGCTTCTTGCACAGTATTATATTGTATTTTTGGGGAAACACCCAAAGCACCAATTTCTGCTATAGTGTCTTTATATTCTTTTTGTTTTAATCCATTATCCCAAATATGTGTGCTTGCTTCTTCTCTTTGCTCATTTTTACTATTTAAAATGTCTTGTTGCTTATCATCATGTAATTCTTGTCCACATGCATGACATTTGTGTTCTTGAAGTAATTTTGTTTCTTTATCTAGTTTAGTTATTAGTTTTTGTTGTTTGTTGTTGTCTGCATCTAAACTAGCAATCCACCGATTAGCTTCATCAAGTCTTGTCTTTTTTTCGTTAAAAGCAGCAAAGTCTACATGTGCTTGTAATTCAGCATCAATGTCTATGTGTTCCAAGGCACGTAGCTCACTAGCAAATTTATTAATTCTCTCTTGTCTTTTTTGTACCCACACACGTTGTCTGCGTTCTAAATCAGAAATACTTTTACCAATTCTTTCGTTGGCTTCCTCTATACCTCTTATACGGTATGTTTCTTCTTGTATCTTATCTTTACTTATGCGAACAAGATCTTTGAGTACATCAGCCTTTTCACTAAGCTGTGTGATACCCAATAATTGTTCAATTAAGTCTCTTTGATCATTAGCTCGCATACTAAGAAAAGGTTCAGTATATGTATTTAAAGCACAAACATGTTTAAACATTGTATGGCTCATTCCAAGAACACGCTCAATAGCACGTTGGCTCATGCGTCCTTCGCCTTGCATTTCGTCAGTAATGCTTTCAAGACTATCAACTTCATTTACCAAAAATTTAAAAATATTTGGTTTACGTCCACGTTCAATACGATACTGTACACCATCACGTTCAAAGTCTACAGTAACTAACATTTGTTTATTATTTGTCTTGTTAACAAGGTTATCTTTTTTAATATTATATAATGCATTACCAAACAAAGCAAAACTCAATGCGTTTACAATAGTAGTCTTGCCTGTGCCATTACGTGAACCATCTCCTCCTAAGTCTAGGTTATTTCCTAAAACAAGAGTAAGTCCTGCATTATCAAAATGTACCGCTTGTGTTACATTTCCAACACTCATAAAGTTTTTTACTGTTATATTCTTAATTATTAACATTAATGGCTTAGTCCTCTATAAATGTCTACCAAAACTTCTTTTTTGATATTTTCGCTTTCTATTGATTGTATTTGGCTTAGTACTATACTATCAACATTTTCTACTTGAATGTCAACACCTTGTTGCCAATCATTTGTATGTTCTTCTTTTTTACTTGGAATAAGAGAAATTTCTCTCAAATTATATTGTTGGGCAAATGTTTCTTTTACAAAGTTTGCTTCCTCGTATGTGATGCCACAGTCTAAACTTACACGACAATATGTATTGTCTGCCAAATAATCACCAGGACTATCAATTAATTTACTCAATGGTATTGTGCGATACTTTGGAGCATCAGGCCATGGTATGTATTCCATAGTACCATCCCAATCCAAAACCATCATACCACGATCATCATCCCACGCATCTGAAAAGTTATGTGGAAATGCATTACCAGTATAAACTACATTGCCTCTTTCTTGTCTTTTATGAAAATGCCCACTAAAAACTTTATCAGGCTTCTTTAAATCTTCAGCACTTAATTGTCCATGATCTGGCATCTGCACAAGTGCATTCATATAGAAACTAGGAAGCTCAAAATGACCAAACATAAATTTACAATCAACTTCTTTTAATTTTTTCCACTCGTCATCCACAAGCCACGGAACAAATGCCACACCATCTTCAATAAATGTACCATCATTAATCATTCTAATTTTATTATAGTTTGATACCATAGGTACACTGTGTATTTCTCTCTTCTCACGATAATACAAGTCATGGTTTCCTGTAATCATAATTACCTCGTCAAAGTTATCATTCAGTCTTTCGAGATTACTATGTGTGTAATTGAGTGTACTAACATTAATACTTGCACGATTATGATGCCAGTCGCCCAAAAAGAAACATTTTTTAATCCCTCTTTGGTGTGCCTGTTCAATCATCCATATAATAAAGTTTTCACAATCAATGTTGTGAGTTCGTGAGTTATTCTTCATACCGAAGTGGATATCGGTAAAGATAACAGCCTTATCAAAAAACATTTATTCTCCTGCTTCTTGCTTTGATGTTGTGGGTTCGGATTCTTTAACTTCTTTACTTTTTTCTTTGAGTATTTCCTGAGCACTTTCCCATTCTGCATTAAACAATCTTGTGCTACTTGGATTTAGACCTTCTTCTTCTAATAAGTCATCTCTAATTTCCTGGCTACGTTTTTCTAAATTAAGTACTCTTGTAAAACTATTATTGATTGCGGCAGTGTAGTATGCAAACGGATTAGAACTTTTTGCTTCATTAAATTGCAAACCTATTTGTGTCAATTGTAATAATGCCTGTCCACGCATCTCATCTACATACGTATAGCCACGCCAATTACCACGCATACTATATCGTTCACACAATTTCATATACATACTTGCTAAACGATTATTAGTAGTACCATGTGTAACACTAAATGCTCCATTGCCTAAACTACCTTCCCAGTGACTTCGTGTAACTTCTTCCCAAGAATTGTCTTCTTTAAAATTATAATGTTTAAAAGGAGGAAAATTACACTTAGCATGATAGTCTGCTTCTGTTTTTGGTTTGTTTTTTCTATTCTCTTTAGGAACATGATCAAAAGTCATTACACGAATAACTACATCTGTTTTTGGAATTGTATCTACATCCACTGCAAAATCTGCAGCTTTAGGCTTTGTTTTTTTGCCTGTTAATCCTTTTTCCCATCGTTTAACTTCTGCCTCATGTGCTTCTTTTTGCATCCTGGTTGCACGTGTTTGTCTAGCGAGATCCATAATCTCGTCGTCAATATCATCTAAACTATCCACAATTGCATCAAATAAGCCTTCGCTTTCTTCATCTTTGATCCAACAATAGGACATTTTAGATTTGTGTATTTCTTTCAATAAGTCTTTGTTTGTTAAATAAAATTGTTTAGGGGCTCTAGCCATAATTTTCTCCTAGTTATAAGCATTGTATATGTGGCCTTGTACGATGTCAATCGATATTTCAATAGTATAAATACTATTGGAGAATAGTCATGATTATTAATGAAATTATTAAAATAACTGAAAATGTTGAAAATGTTGTAGTATTTTTTGGAGGCCGCTTTCAACCTATGCACCAAGGACACCGAGATGTATACAAACATCTAGTAAGTAAGTTCGGTGCTTCAAATGTATTTATTGCTACGACTTTTAGTCAGAAAGCAACAAAAATGCATGCGGCTGGCAACTACAGTAATGATCCATTTACGTTTGATGAGAAGAAAAGCATCATGTCTACAATGTTTGGTATACCAGCAGACAAGATTGTAAACAGCAATCCATACAGAAGTGAACCATCTACAGTAGGCAGAGACAACAACAATACAAGGCTTGTATTGGTATTTGGTGCCAAAGACGCAGGGCGTTTAGGTGGCTCAGATAAAGTACAGCCATTACCGAATAATATGGACGAAATGAAACCAGCTGCTGAAATGATATATTATTATGAAGCACCGCTAATGCAAGGTGGAATGAGTGCAAGTGACTTTCGTGCAACAATGGCAAGTAACGCCACACCGGAAGCAAAACAAGAAGAATTCGCAAAGTTTTTTGGAAAGTTTGATGAGAAGATATTTAAATTTATTGAGGATAGACTTACATGAGTGGTGGAGTATCACAAGATCAATTTGTAAAGCTGGTAACAAAACCAGGAAACCCTTTTGACTTTAGTGGCATGTTGGCACCTTTACGTTCCGGCCAAGGAGCTAATAATGGGGGTATAGTTTTTCCTTATACACCTACAATGCAGATGTCGCACAGCGCAAATTATGGTGCTTTCGATATAACACATGGCATGTATGCTCCCAATTATTATGTAAACACACCAAGCCCTCAGATTAGTATCACTGCATTATTTACAAGTAATAATTTAGAAGAAGCAAAATATACAATTGCTGCTATACATTTTTTAAAAACATGTGTAAAGTCAGATTTTGGACAACAAAGAAGAGCCACTGCTGGAACACCTCCGCCTATCCTTAGTTTTAGTGGATACGGTGCAGTACATGCAAAAAATACACCAGTGGTAGTGAAAAGCGTTTCATACACATTAACAGAAGATATTGATTATGTAATGGTATCTGAATCAGATATTGAAAGTGGTCCTCAAATTGAAGATACAACAATTTTAGATGCAGGAGCAGATTTTGAACCTGGTAGTACTGTTACTATACCTACACAATTATTAATGTCTATTGAGTTAGGTGTACAACTACCACCAAGTAGTGTGCGTAAAGAATTTAACATTAAAAACTTTGCTTCAGGTGGATCACTAATTGATAAAGGATATATCTAATGACTAGTTATAGAACAGATAGTGTTTACAGAAATACAGGTATTGTAAACAATAAGTATTTGGATGTATATGAGCCTGGTAGTTTAGATTTAGAAAATACTTCTACTGAAGACTATGTTCTTACATCAAAACATAATAATAGACCAGACGTACTGGCACACGAACTTTATGGTAATGCTAAACTTTGGTGGGTATTTGCACAGTTCAACCCGGATATGCTGAACGACCCTATTATTGATTTTGTATCAGGATTAAAAATCAAAGTTCCAACAAGGTTTACATAAAATGACCAAAACCGTATCTGATAATTGGATCAGCACAGTAGATGTAGGTACATATAAATTTACATTTTATATTGTTGATAATGATCTATATAATGACCCTAGCCCATTAGCAGCAAATGACACTGCATCTTTACAAGCAGGTAAAGCAGTAGTGATTGCTGAAAGTGGTGTAACTGGTGCATATAGCATAGAGAATATAATTATTCAAAGTACAATTAATCCAGGTACAACTGGAGGTAATACTACGCCTACTGGTTTTGTATTTGAAATATATGAACCTTTGGGATTTAGTTTATTGGATAGAGTTTTAAGTGTAGGCAGACGAATGGGTAGACCCAGTAACTTTCCTAGCCAAGCATATGTTCTTAAATTAGAATTTGTAGGCAGAGATAGAGATACTGGTGCAAGTAAAAAATATGATGGTATTTTTCTATACCAGTTACGTATAGGACAAATGAAAGCAAGCCTAGGTCCTGCAGGTGCAAAATACTTTATAGTAGCACAGAGTATTATTAAATCTGCCCAAACAAGCACAGTAACAAAAACTGACATCAATATAAGCGAAGTTACTAATGTTCAAAACTTTGGGCAACGGTTACAAGATGCGCTTAATGAAGCTGAGTTTGACCTATTAAGACCTGAAGAGCAAGCAAGCGGATTTAAACCAAACAAAGAGTATGTTGTTGAATTTGCACCAAGCACAAGTATAGAAGTTGATAGTGTAACTAGAACGAAAAGATTTGATTTAAAAGCCGCCCCTTGGGCTGGTACTGCTGATAGCCAAACCTCATCAGGACAAAGTACCACTATGGATGACGTTAATACAAGAGACGTAACAGTAAATAGTGAAACACAACTAACTGCAAAAGTTACTAGCCTTATTGAAAAAAACGTACCAAGTTTTAGTACATATGTACAAGATGCAAGAAAAAATAGTTTTGTTGTGCCTTATGTTTATACAACTGTATCAGAAGAATTATTTAATGATGAGGATAGCACCTTAAATACACAACGTGTTAAAATTATTGTGACTATACATTTGGGAGAAGATTTTACAGTTCCAAAAGAACTAGCAGATGAGCAAGAACAACTTCAAACAAATCAGCCAATTCAAAGACAAAGATTTGAAGCTCTACCTATAGTAAAAAAATATAACTACCTATATACTGGCGAAAACACTGAAATATTAGATTTCCAATTAGACATACAACAATTATTTACAGTAGCACAAGCACCTGCCGCTGGTATATATTATGCTGATAATAATCAACAGTTTACACCTACAAACGCTATTCAAATAACTACAGATAGAAAAGGTGTTACGATTAAAACAAGAGAGCAACAGCAACAACTTACAGGAGAATTTTTCCTAAGTGATGTTGAATTACCAAAGATAAATGTTAATGAGAGTGTTGTGTATGACAGAATACCAGGTAGCTCTAATTCACAACAAGTTAACGAAACATTAACAGAAACAGACAGAATTGCAAGTTCAGTTGCTGGACAAATGGCAAGACGAGAAAATGATGCACAACAAATTGTATTAGAAATTAAAGGAGATCCTTTTTGGATGGGTACTCCTGATAGTGTGAGAAGTGGTAATAATCTAACAGTAGCAAACTTTAAAGGCACAAATGCAATGATAGGATTTTTAAATTATCAAGCAAACGAAAAAGATTTGCTAATAGACCAAAATAGAGGACCTGTTGATTTGATTAGTACTGGTATATATAAAGTTGTTACAATTGAAAGCAAGTTCCAACAAGGCCAGTTTACTCAAACACTAGATGCATACAAAGATAGAAATACAAATTCGTTCCTAACGCTCGATGCTTTAGTTAATATAAGGATAGAATAATGTCAGGATCAAGTATCAAAACACAAGGCTACAATGTTGCTGGAAGAGGCAAACAGGATAGCAAATACAATATTAATGACCTTAGCGGGATGTATATTGGACAAGTGATAAACAATAATGATAGTTTGCATACTGGTAGAGTTACTGTTCGTATTAGTGATTTTAGTGGCAAAGCAACAGAAAGAATATGTCTATTGTGTACTCCATTTGGTGGCCATACTGACGTTGTTGGTAGTAGTGAAGACGAAAAGAAGTTTGGAGAAGCCGAAGGACAAACAGGAAATGGTAGCCCTAAGAGTTACGGAATGTGGTCACAGCCTCCAGCAATAAACACAAATGTAGTTGTATTATTCACTGCTGGTATGGAACAAGGTGTGTATATAGGAAGTCTTATATCTAAAGATAGAAATGCTATGATGGGTGGCAACGCAAGTAGCCAAGCATACAAAGAAGAAAAAACTATATTATCTCCATCAAGCGAAAAGAATCCGTATGACAGAAATGATAATGACACCAGGCCCTCAGATAACGAAGCAATGGATGTTTTAACAGAGAAAGGTACTGACGAAGACTATGTAAGAGGACATAGTATGAGTAGTGCTAGACGAGAAACTCCTAGCCGTGTGTTTGGTATGACAACCAGAGAAGGGCATGTGGTATCATTAGATGACGGTCTAGAAGGTGGGCCTAGTAGAAATATAAGAATAAAAACAAAACAAGGCGCTCAAATACTTTTGGACGATACACATGGTTTTATTAATATAATAAACCAAAATGGCAACTCTTGGATAGAAATAGACAGTGAAGGCAGAATAGATATGTACAGCAAGGCTGGTGTTAGTATCAGTACTGAAGGCGATTATAATGTACATGCAAAAGGACATATCAATATGCAAGCTGACCAAGGTGTCAATATTAAAAGTACAGGAGATGAAGGTATAAAAATACAATCCAGTGTTAGTAGTATAGATATACACAGTGCCCTTGCAATTAGAAGCGAAACATCACAATATGAAATAAACGCATCAAGCGGTTATATAAAAGCAACTGGTGGACGTATTGACTTAAACGGTCCTCCTGCAAGCTCCGCATCTAAACCTGAAGTACAAGCACAGACTGTAAACAGCAATATAACTTCTAGTATTGCAAGTCGTGTGCCAGAACATCAGCCTTGGTTAGGAAATAGTAGTATACAAGAATCATTTACAACAGGAAAAGGAAATACTGGATAATGCCATCTTTCAAATTACCTAATGTTATAACTAGTAAAGACTTAATTACTTGGGATTTATTTCCAGTTAAAAACTCTACTACAACATCTACACTTATCCCTTTGCAAGACTTAGAAGCAAGTAACGATATAATTAATTTTGTATTACGCAATACAAAATGGACAGGTTATTGTTATTATGGTATTGACAATAAATTAAAAATAGGTTATAATCTTAAGGGTAACCAAGAGGATCCTGGTCTTACTGAAGCAGATGCATTCAATTTATGGATAGCAGACTTTAAAGACAAGGAACGAAAATTTAAGAAGCAAATGACGCTTGACACTCTGTCACAAAGTCAATATGACGGATTGTTGAGCTTATTCTATCTTACTGGAGATTTTTATAGTGTTGGTACAGACACTCGAAAATTTCAATTAAGAGAGTATATAGAGAATAGAAAGTGGGAGTACATCAGTACTGCTTTGACTATTACAGGTGGCAACCAACGGCCATTAAGACAAAGCGAAGGTAAAATTATTATGTTAGCAGACTATGGTTTACCTAAAGCAAGAAATTTAATTAAAGAACAAGGCCTACAGGAATTAGTTAAACGATATCCAAATAGGTTTATAAACGAAAAAGCCAAAGCCCAAGCAGAGTATGTATACTTTGCAGAAACACAGCGATTCCTCCCCAACATGAGCGAATCTAGAAAGCGACTCTTGGCCAATTTACTCAAATAGGAAATAAAATGCAAGCCAGTGTACTCTTACTAAACGCAGATGCCCAACCATTAAGTTTACTTCCCCTGAGTACAATTAGCTGGCAAACGGCTGTTAAATCACTGTACAGTGATAAAGTCTTTGTAGTTAAAAATTGGAACAATGTATTTTTAAATAGTTCAACTATAAGTATTCCATTACCAAGCATTGTAATGTTGAATAGTTATCACAGGCCTCCGTTGCGAGCAAAGTATACAAGAAAAAATTTATATATCAGAGACAGCTATAATTGCCAATATTGTGGAAACAAATTTAGCCATTCTGATTTAACTATTGATCATGTTATACCAAAAAGCAAAGGTGGCAAACTCACTTGGGAAAATAGCGTAGCGGCATGTGGGCCATGTAACGTAAAGAAGAATGATAAAATTATTAAGCCATTACAAGATCCAAAACGTCCTAGTTGGCATCAGCTTAATTTTGCAAGTAAAAACTATCATACTACTATCCCAGACGCTTCCTGGCAGGACTATATCATGTGGCCAGAGGACAAACTTACCATACAAGATACAAAAATTACAGTATAAACCTAGTAGTTAATTATTAGCATAAATATTAATATGACTAAAATAACAGGCTATACAACAACTCTGAACGATTTTACAAGCACTACGCTAACTAATTTAGATTTAGCGAAGCAAGATTTAATCAATCATTTTCATATTAGAAAAGGAGAAAAGTGGACCAATCCAGACTTTGGTAGCGACTTGCCTTTTTATGTATTTCAACCTTTAGACGAATCTACTATTGATTTAATTAATACAGAGGTATTAACAATAGTATCTAACGATCCTAGGTTTGAGTTGAATAGCAGCAAGGTAAATGTACAATCAGATGCACACACAATTACAATAATTGTGCAGTTAATTTATTTACCATCAACAACTGCAACTGAGTTGCAAGTTAAATTCGATAGAGATTTCGAACAAGATATAGAGTTTTAAAAAATGGCACAAAATAAAAGACAGAATAAATTGTTCGCGGCAGAAGATTATACAGTTGTTTATGAATCATACATCAATGCAAACTTTCAAGCATTTGACTATGATACAATTAGAACTACTATGGTTGAGTATGTACGCAACACCTATCCAGAAAACTATAATGACTGGATTGAATCGGCTGAATTTGTAGCACTACTTGACGTAGTTGCACAATTTGGACATAACTTAGCATACAGAGTTGACTTAAACACACGTAATAACTTTTTAAGTACTGCAACAAAACAAGAGAGTGTTTTTAAACTTGCAGAGTTTTTGGGATACAGTCCTCGACGCAACGTGCCAGCGTTTGGAGAAATGAAAGTAGTGAGTGTTAAAACTAACGAAGCAGTTATTGGTAGTGAAGGTACAAGTTTAGGTGGACAAGATATTAGATTTGAAACCACAACTGATGTAAACAATATAGACAACTTTATTACAGTAATGAATGCAGTATTCCAAACTAGCAACAACTTTGGTAGTCCAAAGAAACAAGTAATGCTAGATGGTGTATCAACACAATTTTATGATTTAAATAATACTGCCAGTCAAATTAGATTTGATATCAGTGGATTTGCAGATGGTAACCAAGTAAGCTATAACTTAATAAGTGTTGACTATGACACAACTGCACAAACAATTGTAGAGAAATCTCCAGATCCTCAGAGCAGTTTTGGTATATATTATAAAAATGATGGCAAAGGCCTTTCAAGTAATGATACAGGTTTTTTTGTAGGTGTAAAACAAGGCACACTACAATTTGACGATTTTAATATTGATAACCCAATAGACAATCTAACATTAGATATTGACACAGACAATATTAACAACAGCGATGTTTGGGTACAAACTATCGACACATCAGGAAATGTTGTGAAAAGTTGGAATAAAGTTTTAGACACCAATAGTGAAAATGTAATTTATAATAGCTTTGCAGGCGGTGTTAGAGATATTTTCAGTGTTAAAACAAGAACAAATAACAGAGTTAGCATTAGATTTCCTGACAAACTATTTGGTAGTTTGCCAGTTGGAAATACACGAGTTTGGTACCGTGTAAGTGAAAACAGCACATATACTGTAAGACCAGACGACCTTGTAAACAAAAAGCTGTCTATTAACTATGTTGGTATAGATGGCAACACATACAATGCAGTCATGACTGTACAGCTTAAACGTAGCATTAGTACAGCAAGTAGTAGTGAAACACTAGATAGTATTAAAGAAAACGCACCTAAAGCCTATGCATCACAAGATAGGCTAATTACCTCACAGGACTATAACAGCATCTTACAAACACAAGTAGGTGGTGTTAAAAAAATTAAAAGTGTAAACAGAACATTCGCAGGACATAGTAGGTACGTTGACTTTACAGATCCAACTGGAGCATATTCAAGTTTAGATGTATTTGGTAAAGACGGAATATTAGCTAAAGCCAATGACTTAAATTCTGCTCAAAGTGCAGCAGGAGAGTCAGCAGCTAGTGTATTTCAAAATTATATAAAACCTATTTTACAAGATGATAACTTTGTTAACTTTTACTATGATAAAGTTTCAGAAGAGTTCGCAAGTCTTAAACAAAGCTCAACTCCAGTTTATGCTCCAACATTAACCACAGGAAATACATTTGGAGACAATGCATATGTTTGGAATACAACAAGTTCCAATAGTGCAACAGCAACATCAGGATATTTAATTTATGATAATAATACTGAAATATCAAGAGTGGGTAAAACACAAAGTACATATGTTGAATTATTTACAGTAGGTGCTTTAGTCAAGTTTACAACTCCAACAGGAGAATCAATGTGGACAAAAGTTATTAGTATTTTACTTGATGGGCTTGGTATTGATAAAGTAGGCGAAACAGGAACAGCAAGTGGAATAGACTCATCAGGTAAAGGTGCAATTGTTTTAGACGCTGTAATACCTAATGGAAGTGCTATTGATATAATTTATCCAAGTTTATCTAGAAAATTTACTACAAGAGAAACTGAAGTTATTACTGCATATATTAAGTCTAATATTGGTTTTGGAATTAAATTTGACCACATAAAAGGTTCATGGGATGTAGTGCCTAATGTACAAGCAATAACCGAACAACCAGTTTCTGATTATAATGATAGTTCAGATTCGTTAATCCATATAAACCATTTGCCAAACACCAATGAGTATATGATTAATTATAGAATCACAAAGTATACATTGGCGAGTAATAAAGTTAGCTTTAGTAATATTACTAATGAAAAATCTTTAGACCAATGGACAAATAAACCGTTTAGAGATAGTGTTATAATTACTGGAGTAAGTAACAACGCTATTACTGAACTAGGAACATTTTATATTAATGGCTATGAAGTTGATAAGGATGGTATAACAAAAAGTAATCATGTTTATCTAAGTTTAATAGATAGTAATAATAATAGTAGGCCTGACAATCCTGATGTCTTTAATGATGTTGTTACACAGGCAGGAAACAATAATTTAAGATTTGAATGGAAACATATTGCTGCTGATAACGAAGTAGTTGATCCTAGTTTTACAAATATTGTAGATGTGTTTGTTCTTAATTCTGTATATGATACAGAATACAGAAATTGGTTAACAACTAATCAAGGAGAGGAACCAAAAGTTCCTTCAACATACAATTTAACAAAACAATTTAGTAGCATCAAAAGTAAAAAAGCAATGAGTGATACAATTGTATACAAAGCAGTCAAATATAAACCATTGTTTGGGCATCGTGCATCATCTGATTTTAAAGCCAAGTTTAGAGTAATTAAACTTCCTGGATCAAATATAACAGATAGTGATGTTAAAACAAGATGTGTGAAAGCAATAAATGAATATTTTTCAGTAAGCAATTGGGACTTTGGTGAAACATTTTACTTCACAGAGTTGGCTGCTTATGTTCATAAAAAATTAAGTGGAGCTATTAGTAGCTTTGTAATTGTACCACAAGGACCAGATAGTGTATTTGGAGATTTATTCCAAATCACACCTAACTCAGATGAGATGTTTATACCAGATGTAAGTTTAATTGATGTTGATATTATACAAAACATTACAGATGAAAACCTAAGAACAGGAGCCCAGTAAATGGCTAACAACAAAAAAAGAGCAGGTGGCTTTAAGAATAATAAAATTAAGTCAAGTAATTTTTTACCAGGAGTATTTCAGACCAAACTTAATAGTAAATGGTTAGATAGTACTCTTGATCAAATGGTTAGTAAAGGTAATTTAAAAGACCTGAACAGCTACATTGGATCACAAGATGGTAGATATAG